AGTTTTATAGCCTAGACTATCTTTGTATATTTCTAACACTTCACCTTCGTGTCTCTTTATTTCAGCTTTGCAAAGTTCTATATCTAATTTATTATTTTTTTTGAAAAACATTTAATCCTAATTCCTCCATTTGTGCTGAGTAAGGTTGTTTTGTAAATTCATCTACTCTATTTTTAGGGTCTTCTTCTACGTTAGTAACTGGAAAAGCTTTTGAAATTTTACCACCTTCAGACTTGTTAAGTCTTTCTTTTACTATTCCACCTGTAGAATAACTAGGTCTTTGACCTTTTGTTTTAGCTTCAGCTTCAATTCTTTCAGCAATACTTTCCTCATATCCTAAAGCTTGTCCAACTTCAGGTCTTCTAGTAATTTCTTTAGCAAACGGTATCCCTGTTTCTCCTAGCTCTAGTAAAGTTAATTGAGTACTACTATCTCCTTGTGCAGTTTTTAAAAATGTCTTATAACCATCTGATAAAAGAGAAGCAGCAGGATAAATAGTTTCTACTAGGCTATCTTGATTATATTTTATAGAAGATAAAAATTTATCTAAATACCATGTTCCAAACTGACCACTAAATACACCACCTTCTCCTAAAAATTTAAGAGCTTCTTCTGTGCTTTCAAGAGGATTAACAGTTCCCATCTCTCTAATATTTTCATCAGGATGTAATTGAACTTGTAATTGCCTTACACTTGCATATATAGGTAAAGTAGCTAACATTAAAGTAGCTAATTTAGCGTCACCGCTTTCTATTTTTCCTATTAAAGAATTTGTCTGTGCGGATTTTGCTTGTGCCCAAGATAAAAAACTTCCAGCAAATTTTATCCAAGGACTATTAGACTGAGAAAATAATCTTCTATTTCCAGCAGTAGGTATTAGTGCATCCCTATCTGCAGCTTTACGACCAGCCATTTCTATTAACCTTTTTCCCATACTATCTTCCATAGCTTCATCTATAGTATTAAACTTATTTAAATATTTTATATTATCTTGGTTAAAACCTGCTTCTGTAAGTTCTTTTAAATGTCTCTGTTTTAATTTTGATTTTTTAGTAAGTTCAAATGCTCTTATTGCTCCAGCATCAAATGCAAACTCTCTTGCAAATCTAGTAATCCTTCCTAACTGTACTATTTCAAAAAATCTTTTTTGGAAACCTACAATATTTTCTTGATATTTAGTTGTAGCTGTCATCGAAAAATTACTAAGTTCTTTTTGAAGAGTTCCATTATATCTTCTATTTTTAAATGGAGTTTGTAATATTTTTTCAGTTAATCCAAATGTGATATCTCCATCTTTTCTTCCAAAAAAACCTTCTTTAATTCGACCACTTCGTAATGCTAAAGCTGCAGAAGGTTTTACTGCTTCTGCTCCAGATTGTCTCATTTGTAAAATTAAAGAGTTCATTGCTGCTTTAGGACCACTATTTTGAAAAACTTGTATTAAATCTCCAAGAGAAGGAATAGCTACTTTAGTTAGTTTTGTTGTAGATAATAAAGCTTGTAAAGTCATAAAAAAACTTTTAGATAAACTATTTCCACTTTCTACACCTTTACTTATATCATGAACACCGAACAAAGAATTAACTCCTTTAGCAATTAATTTTACATCTCTATTATAAAGTTCTCTTAATCCATTATCTAAAGTAAAATCACCAGTTCCTCCAGATTTTATTGATTGCTGTTTGTAAAAGTTTTTTAACTGAGAAATAACATCATCTAATCCTTGTCCTTTAGAGCCATATTTTCTTGCAAACTCTACAACCGGAATAGTATTTTCAAATAAAGAATTTGTTGTAAATTCAAAATCTTGAATAAATAAATCTTTAGCATATGCTCTAGCCTCTTGGTCAAATAAAGTTCTTTCATTATCAAAAAATCTAGCAGATTGAATAATAGTATCTTTATCTTTTAAAGGATTTCCTTCACTATCTAAAAATGATTTAGTTCCTCGTATCAAATTTTCACTACTTACTATTTCTTTTCTGCGAATACCTTCAGAATTATTTAAATAATTTTTAACTATCTCTTCTAGTTTTTCATCTACAGTTTTACCGCCTTTTCTATTGCTAGTATCTTTTATAAGTTTATATTTTTTAGGGTCTAACTTATTTAAATTTATATTTTGTATTTTAAAAGCCTCTTTTAATATTTTTAAAGTTTCTTTTGTTCCTAATAAATCAGCAGCTTGTTTATTGAAAATTTGTGTTAAACCATATGAATCTGATTCTTCAAATAATACACCTGTTTGTTTTACATACTTTTTAAATTCTTCTTGTAAATTTAAAACATCTTCAGCTAATTTTGTAGCTGTTACATTTTCTAAATCTCCTTTATCTAAAAAGGAATACTTAGCATTAGAAGGCATATTACGTTGTTGAAGTATTCTAGTAGCTACAGCAACATCTTCATCTGATGCAGTTCCTGTAATTTTATAAAGTTTTTTCCTAAAGAAATCTTCTGATGCAGATGTTAAAGTTTCTATAGCATCTGGTATAGGTTTTCCTACTACAATGTTCATGCCTTGATTTCTGAATAAAGAATTTCCAAAACCTTGCATAATATAATTATTAGCTTGAAAATGAGTGGCTTGAGTCCCCGCAAACATTTGTTTTGTAGCTGTCAACCAATGTAGTTTAAACTCTTTTTGAATTTCGTCATTTAATATTTTTTTAGTTTTTACTGAAAGTTTAAATTGACTATTTTGAAGACGTTTCATAAAAGCACCGGAAATAGTACCAGCAATGATTGCTCCTTTTAAAGCATCATCATCTTTACCATCACTCATTCCTAAAGCAATCAAGCCACCACTAACAGCACCTATTGTCGGTCTTACCATTTCTTGAACTAAAGCTCTTACTAATGATTCACCATACTTTCCTTCTAAAACTTTATTACCTTTATCATCCACTTTATTCCATAGTTTTCTTAAAGAATTAAAACCTATTATAGATGCTTGTTCTGGCATTTCAATAAAGTTTATTTCATCTATTTCTTTTTGAACAACATATTTTTGTTTTTCTAAATCTATTAACTCTCTTTTTAATTTAATCTTTTGAGCATCTGTAATAGTTAAAGTAGGAGTAGGTTTTATACTACTATCTAATCCAAAAGGCATTGTAGATTGTTTTAAATTTTTTCTAGCAGGTGCACCTGTTTTAGTTTCAGTGAAATTAAACCTACTTATTTTAGGAAGTGTATTTTTATTTATAGCGTCTTTTAATTTAGCAATTTCAGTATCTAAAACATCTCTTTCAGTATACTTTACACCCGCACTAGTAAAACCTTTACTCCATGTGTCCATAGCTTCTTGACTTTCAACAGCTACTTCTTCACCAGTTTCTTTTAAAGTAACTACAGTAGCATCATCTAATTTTTCTGTTGTAATATTACTTGCTTTTTTAGATTTTAAAATTTTATCACTTATAACACTACTAACTCCAGAACTTATTCCTCCTAAACCAAAACTTAATCCTAAATTTAAAGGAGTAACTTCTCCAGTTAAAGTATATTCTCTTAAAGCCATATCACTTGCAGCAATAGTTCCACCTGCTGCCACATTGACAACTTTACCAGCCTTTGCTATTTTAACCCAAGGAACTAATATAGTAGCTGGGTCTGCTATAGCAACACCCATTCTACCGCTTAAAACTTTTAAACTTTCTTGTTTACCTTTAAACTCTGGGTAATCTTTAAAAATTTCTTCTTGTCTTTTAGCTTCTATTCTTTGTGCAGCTTCTCTAAAATTTTCATCTTTTTGCCTAGTAAAAAAAGCTGTAGTTAATTGAGTAACATTTCCTAAGATTGTTTTTTCTTGTCTTGCACCGTATTGCAATTGTCTTGTAGTACTTACCGAATCATCTAATTTTGAATAATCTAAATCCTTATCATAGTCTTCACTAATAGAAGCATATAAATCTTTTGCAAGTTTAGTTGGAGGGAGTATTTCTTTTTCAATATTTTCTAAATCTTTTTTTTCTTTATTCTGAACTTCTATTTTTTCTTTTGTATTTTCTTTAGATTGTATTTCTTTTAATTTTTTCTGTTCAGCTTCAAGTCTTTCTTTTTCTTCTCTAAGTCTTTTTTCTTCTTCCGTTTCAACTTCAAAAGATTCTACAGCTTCAAGGGGTATATAGTTATAAAAATTATTGTTACTCATAAATAGTTTTGTTGTTTAAATAGATAAAGGATTATCTCTAAATTTCTTTTCTTGTTGAAAAAATGAACCAGTCCTAGCTAAAGGATTTTCTTTCTTAGGTAAAAATTTATTGTTATAAATATCTTTTAATGTCATAATATATTCTGACTTACCTACAAAGTCTTCTGTTTTTTCTTCAAAATCTTTTAAGTATTGTAAAGAATTTTCTTCATTTTGTAGATTTCTAAAATCGTTTGTATACGCACCTAAGGGTTTATTAAAAACTTTACCCTCTACTCCGGGTTCAAACGTAACTACTTCATTATTATCAAATGTAATACCGGGTATTTTTATTTTTTCACCGTTTACGCTGTAAGTATTTTCTATATATTTTCTTATGCCTAAATCAACATAAAAATCATCTGACCTTACTCTTTCTGCTGCAGGTAACTTTCTTATTTCTTCAGAGTTTTCAAACTCTATTTTAGCTACTTCCGCAAATCCTAAAATCTGTGAAGCCATTAATTCAGCAGCAGCACCTGTTGTATCTTTGTCAATTGTAATAGTATAAAGATTATAAAGTGTATGTTCTTTATCTCCTATTTTATATTTTTTATTTGCAAAAGTAGTTTTGAGCCTGTCTGATTCTTCACCACTTAAAGCATTTCTTAAAACTCCAGCATGTCCAGAATCAGGGTCAGAATTAAATACTTCTGCTCCTAACTGAGATTTTAACTCTTCAGAAGTTAAAGGTTCATAAGTTACTGAATTTTTTATGCTTGATAAAGCTTCTGTAAATTCATTATTTTTTCTTATTTTTAAAGCAAGGTTTGTTTTTCGTTCTTCACCATAACTCATAGGTAACATTAGTGTCTGTCCTTCCACGTCAACTTTTTCTAATGTACTTTTTCCTCTACCAAATAAACCTAAACTTCCCAACAACATTCCTCCAACATTACTTTCTTGTGCAATAATTTCAGCACCTTTATTAAGAGAATCCCTAATAGGCTTTTCAAAATTAATTTTAGCTGTTTTAATATCTGCTTCCGTCCTTCCGATGTTGTTAAACTCTTTATAAAGTTCTCTTTTTTTACCGTAAGCTAATAAATCATCTTTAATTTTAGAGTCTACATCTAATTTAAACTGTTGTAAATCTTTAGGGTCTTTTCCTCCTAAATCAGTCTGTTTATAAAAATCATATCTTTCTTGTCTTTTAGCACTTTCCCAATTATCTGATTCTGTAAAACCGTATTTTTTTAACATGGCTTTATCGCTGCTCCAAAATCCTACGCCAGTATCAAACTGTTGACTTCTTTGATTAATTAATCCTTGATTACTTTTCCAAAATTCATTAGCCCTTCTTTCTGCTCTTTTTCTCAGTGCAATATTACCAGCTTGTACACCTAGTAAAACTCCTGCAAATAATTTAGCTTTCTTTTTTTCTTTTTTCTTTCTATCTCTAGCTTGAGATAATAAAGATTCTCCTAATTGTTCTATTGCCATACTATTCCTCTTTACCTAATAAACTTTCTGGTTGATTTGTTGTTGGTTTCTCTAATAAACTTGGTTGTTCTGGAGGTGTAAATTCTTTTAATCGTTCTTCTATTTCTTTTGGGAATACTCCAGATTTTGCTTTAGGTATAATCCTATCTTGTGCTATACCAATAGCTTTTTCTATCCCCTCTAGCTGCTCATCTTCTTCATCCGGTTCGTCATCCTCACCTTCGTAAGTAACATAATCTTGTATACCTGCTTTCTCTGCAAATGCAATAATCATGTACATAGTAGGTTCAACAAGTAACATTAATAAATCAGGATTCCACATTCCTTTCTGAAAACCATCTGTTAATAATACTTGAGCTATGTCTCCTATAGGCATACCATTTCTAACTAAATCCATAGTAGAATGATAAGCTTCAGGCTCTGTAAGCTCTAAAAATAATGCATCTATTGCAGGTTGTAATTCTACAAACTGTGGAGCTTGTTCCCACGCATAAGGTGTTTCAGGACTATTAGTTAAAGATGAACCGGGTATTGGTCTACCATTATTAGCTAAAAACTCTAATCCATCTTGGTCAAAATCTTTAAATTGTTTTTCTTGCATCATTATTATTTTCCTGTTGTATTAGCAAATCCTTGAGATTTCCAATATTCAAAAGTATTTAATCCAAATGAGTTGTCTGTCATAGTTTGTACAGTGTGTAAAGGATTAGCATAAATACCAGCTTGACTTCCTACTGCATCATTATATTGAGATAACTTTGAAAAGTCTACTTCATTATATTTAGTATAACCTGTAGCAGCACCCTCACTTAAAAAGTCTGCTACTTCAGGGCTGTAAGGAACTTCTGGTTCTGGAGATATTGTACGTGCTATTCCTTCCCTAACTCCTCCTAACACACTAGTCACAGTTCCGCCTATAAGGTCTTTAGGAGCTTCTAATATAGCTTCCTTACCTTTATCTACTACTTGACCTAATAAAGTTTTATCAGTAGCTTCTGCTGCAACTTTCTCTGTTACTCCTGCTGCTTTATCTTTAAAGAATTGACCCATGTCTTTAGTTTCAACAGGAGACATTTCTAATTT